AGATGTAAACCACAAATTTTCGCTCACTGATTTATTCTCAAAATCAAAGGAGTAATGAATGACGTAGAAATCTATAAGAAAATGCAGAAGTCCCCATTGTTCTTTATAGAAATGATGTGGGGCATGGTTCCCGAAAGAGATAATTCAAAATACATCAAGGGAAAGCATCTAACTTGGCAACAGCATGATATTTTATTGGCAGTAGAGGAAGCTTTAAAAGGAGGAAAGAAAAGAATCTCCGTCCGTTCTGGACACGGCATAGGCAAATCAGCAACCCTTGCCATGCTCATACTCTGGTATCTCTTTTGTTATAAAGACGCTCAAGTACCTTGCACGGCTCCAACATCCGACCAGATACACGACATCCTCTGGAAGGAAGTAGCCAAGTGGCTAAACTTAATGCCACAGCCTGTTAGAGAGAAATATGAATGGACTAATGGCTACATCAGAATCACAGAATCACCCGAAACTTGGTTTGCAAGAGCTAAGACAGCTAGAAAAGAAAATCCTGAAGCTTTAGCTGGTGTGCATGGCGACTTCGTTATGTATATCGTGGACGAAGCCTCTGGAGTACCTGAAGAAATATTCAACACTGCTGAAGGAGCTTTAACGGGAGATAATGTCCTTGTAATCCTTATATCCAACCCTACCCGCTTAATCGGATATTTCTATGATTCGCACCACAAGGACAAAGAAAGCTGGCAGACGCTCGGATTCAGTTCAATAGATTCGCCCATAGTAGACAAAGAATACGTTTCAAGAATCATCTCAAAGCATGGTGAAGACAGTGATGAATACAAAATCCGTGTTCTGGGAGAATTCCCACGTGAAGATACAATGGACGATAAGGGGTATATCGCCCTATTTTCTGAAAACGACATTAAGATTTCAGATACGGAAGAATTTATAGGAGAGAGAAGACTTGGAATAGACCCATCAGGAGAAGGAGATGATAAGACTGTCTGGGTTATCAGAGATAATTTTAAAGCAAAGATTGTTGCAGTAGAGAAGGTATCAAACGCCTCAAGTATAGCCCAAAAGACAATGACCTTAATGCAACATTATCAGGTCAAAGGAGAGCATACATATATAGATAATTTTGGCGCAGGCGCTAATGTAGCTCAAGAACTGGCACTTGCGGGAATCAGAGTAAAAGCAATCAACGTGGGAGATAAGCCCAGTGATGAAGAAATGTTCCTCAATAGGCGCGCAGAAGCCTCATGGAGAGTAAAGCAATGGTTCAGAAAAGGCGGAGAGCTGGTAGACCACAAAGGATGGGATGAAATCCTTACAATCCGCTACAGAAAAGAACTAAGCGGTAAAATGAAGATAATGGGAAAGCTTGAAATGAAGAAAGAAGGAATCAAAAGTCCAGACCACTATGACGCTCTTATGATGACATTTTTAGACCCAGAAATAACAAGGAGGGTTAAAAAGAGAATATACAGGCCTAAATCATTAATTGGAATATAATGGCTAAGAAAGAAACTGAGGAGACAAAGAAACTAACCTCAATAATTGAAAAGATACAATCATCAGAATCATTCCTAAAGAATTATCAGGATAATTGGGAAAGATACTATAAGCTATATCGCTCATATATTGATGATGACAAGTGGGCCACAAAGACCAAGGTATTCAATCCTTATGTCTATTCAGCTATTGAAACCCATACCTCAAAGTCAGTAAACCAAAAGCCAGACGGTGAGTATGTACCAGCTAATCCTGAATCACAGGGAGACCCTGAAAAGCTTGGGCTTGCTTTTGATGAATGGTGGAGATTGGACAGAGCTACGATTAAAGGGCAACAAGCTTTTAAAAAAGGCTTAATGTACGGTTCAGCCATGTTCAGGGTTCTTTGGAAGTTTAGAACTGGATTTATAGCAGGACAGAAGCAAATAGTTGATGACCGCCCAACAGTGAGAATCAACAGGCTTGAAGATGGCATGTGCGGTTTTGACCCAGAAGCTGATAGTTGGGAGAATGTGCGTTATGCTTGGGAAAAATACTATGTAACTAAAGCTGATATAAATGACTGGCTTGATAGCAAAAACATATCAGGAAACGCTTTTGACAAAAAGAAACTAAAAGAAGCCTTGGACAAGTTTGAATCAATCTCTGAAAAGGACAATAACCAGTATCGGAAGAACAAGCTGAATGTCAATGAAGGAAACTTGCAAGACAACAATATTTCAAAGGTAGAGTGCATATATTTTGAAGACTACGAGACAGGCAAAGTCCAATATATTTTGGGCAGAAAATACATAGTCCAGGACGCGTACAACACCAATCCTTTTGAAAGGTCATTTGGCTTGGTGGTTGATACTATTGTCCCTTCAGAAGTGCTTGGCATGGGAGAGATTGAGCCAGTTGAGAGACTTCAACATGGACTTAATCTAGTTCAGAATCAAAGGCGTGATGCAGTAGCCCAGAATCTCAAGAACCAATGGCTGGTAGGAGATAAAGCTGAAGTTGATGATGATGAATTGGTTGATGACCTCGGAGGAATTATCCATGTTGCCGAGATTAATGAAATCAAGCCACTTATTAAGCAAGACATTACAGGCAATGCTTTCCAAGAGGAATTAACATATAAACAGGACATACAGAGCGCCCTAGCGATTACAGACGCTTCTAAGGGCAATACAGGAAGCCTTGAAACCCAAAAATCAGGACGAGCCCTTGAACTCCTACAGAGCGCAGCAGACGCACGCGTACAGGTAAAGCTTCAAAACTTTGAAGTTATGTTTATCAAGGAAGTAGCGGAGAAGTGGCAACGCCTTGCATCCATTCATCAAAGAGAAACAATGATTGTTATGCAGGGAGGAGAGCCAGTAGAGATTGCCCCAGAAGAATTTCAAGGAGAATACAATTATTTTGTTGAATCAGGCTCTACTACCCATACAGACAAAACTAGAGCCAAAGAAGAATACATTGCTTATCAGAAAGAGATTATAAACCTTGCACAGATGAAACAGAACGCCATGATGGCGGCTAACCCTACCCCACAAGTAGACCAAAAGACAGGACAACCTCTTCCAGTTAATCCAGTTAAGCCATTACTAGACTATGACAAACTTGCTGAAAAGCTTTCAGAGAAATTCAATGTCAAAGACTGGCGGGAAATATGGCTAATTGAAGAGCCTGTATCAACCGACTTAGGAGAACAGCTCCCAGTAATGGAATTGGGCGAGCGCCAGACAAACTATGGAGAGGGAGAAATGCTTCCAAGTATAGATGATGAATCAACGCTTAATCCTAATCCCCAAAGTTTTAATCAATCTAATACTGGCGAAATGCTACCGCCCATAGACTAATGGAAGAAAAAGAACTATTTGAGAAAGCAAAACTTGCCAAAGACCTCATTAAAAGCCCAGAGTACAAGCTGATAGAGGAATTCATAGACGAAGGCACTAAGGCTATTGAGAAAGTACTATCACGCGGTTTGAGAGATGATTTGCCCGAAGAAGGGGGTAAGACTTGGCAAGAGAAATATTGGGATTATGTAGGCGAACACAGAGCATTAAATAGCCTGCCTAAATACTTAAATAAGCTAATTGATAAAAGAGATGCAATTATCAAAAAAGGAACTACTCCCGAAGATACAGAATAGCGGTCTTATACTGGACATGATTAAAAAACTCTTGGGGGTTGGAACAAATATCAACATCACCATTAACCAGCCTCAAAAGTCAGATAAACTAACAGAGGTTAATCAGGAAATGCTCAAGATAATGAAAAAAGAAAAAGAGCCAGTTTTTGAAGAGGGTAAAGAATTAAAAGCTAATAAATACATATATGGAGCAAGAGCCAATAAATGAGATAACCCAAGTTAAAACCATCCAAAGAGCTTCAGGACATAAGCATCAGTTTATTTCAGAAGGAAAGCAGGAGAACGGATTAGTGGCTTATACCTGCAAAATCTGCGGTTATGGTCTCTTAATAGATGAAACTGTTGATTCTATTGATAATTATTAGTTTGTTCGTACCTAAAAAGGTTAATTAATATAATGCGTTTTTTTCGCGGAAGGTAACCGCGTTAAAAACCGTCTAAAACGCATGTCAGAAGAACTAGGCGTAACACCGCAAGGTGGAGGAGAAGCCACTCCTTGGGAGTCGCAAACCCAATCAACAGAGCAGCCAGGAAGTTCAGAATCGGGAGAGAACCCGTCACAAACACCTGAAGGAAATGGCGAAGGGAGTACTCCTAAAACCATTCCTTATGAAAGGTTTCAGGAAGTAAATAGCAGGTACCAAGAGCTTAAAAGTAATTGGGAGGCTATATCTCCATACCTTGAAAGTCTAATACAGCCTCAAGCCCAAGAGGTTGACCCTAATGAATTTCAGACAGTCGAGGAGTACAACAAGTACATTGAATCGAAGATGTCTGAAAGGGAAAAAGCCATCGAAGCAAAATTTGATGCACGCTTAGAGGCGGAAAGAAAGTTGTCTGAATTAAAGGAAACATATCCAGAGATGAAGACTGACAGACTTTTCAGAGACTTTGTTATTTCCAAGATGCAACAAAACCCAGGCGTTGACGCTATGGACGTTGCACGAAGTGTCAGAGAATACTTTGGACAATGGGAAAGCAAAGGACGAGAAGCCACTAAGCAAGAGTTTTTATCCAAGGGCGCTTTCAATGGAAAATCCGAAGGCAATGCTCCTTTTGCTGAATCTGATGAAGATAAGGCACTAAAGGAATCAATCATTAAAGCCGGAGGAAGAACGGGCATATTCTAATTAGTTTAACAACAAAGAAATGCCGACAATGATTACAGGCGCAAGGAACACAAATAACATATTGGCCGCCAAGCGCGTGGTTGATATGTCAAATGAGATTGCTCTCCTTGAACCAAATGCTGCTCCTCTTACTGTCCTTATGAAAAGAATAGACGGTAAGAAGAAAACAGCAATTAACCCAAAATATAACTGGATGGAAGATGAACTGGCTCCCCGCTGGGATGCAGTTAATTACTCCACTGGTTATACGGCTGGTGATACTTCTATCGTTGTTGATAACGGAAGCTACTTTAAAGTTGGCGATGTTATCAAGAACTGCAATACAGGCGAACAAATGCTTGTATCCGATGTATCTGCAAACACCCTTACGGTTACGAGGGGATGGGGCAGCACAGCCGCTGCAACCGTAACTAACAACGATGTAATTACAATCCTTTCTAACGCTTCTGCTGAAGGTTCTACAATGCCAACATTGAAGACCACGAAGGAAGTAGAAAAGACTAACTACATCCAAACAATCAGAACTCCGTTTGGGGTAACTGGTACTGAAGACGCTAGTGAAATGTATGGAGGAAAGGACATAGCATATCTTCAAAAGAAAGCTGGAATTGAACATGCAAAAGACATCGAAAGAGTATTGCTGTTCGGCGAGCCTAAAGAAGATTTGACTGGTACGACTCCTCGCAGATTTACTGGCGGTCTTAACTACTTCATTACGACAAACAGAGATAATGCTAGCGGAACGCTTACCGAGACTGAATTCGAGACTTTCTGCCGAACTATATTCCGATATGGTTCTAAGAAGAAGGTTCTCTTGGCTTCACCTCTTATCGTTTCAGCTATCAACTCATGGGCTGGCGGTAAATTAAACACCGTACCATCTGACAAGACTTTCGGAATTGACGTTAAAGAATACTTAACTGGACATGGAACGCTCTTGATTGTCAAACATGACCTTCTTGAACAATCTTATGCTGGTTATGCTTTCGCTATTGACCCTGAATACCTTTCTATCCGCACGATGAAAGGACGTGACACAAAACTTCACACAAACATTCAGGCAAATGACGAAGATTCACGCAAGGATGAATATCGTACAGATGTTGGTTTTGAATTGAAACTTGAGAAAGCACATGGAGTACTTTACGGAGTTACTTCATTCGCTTAATCAATGGTATGCTGGGGAGTTGCTGGACTGCTTTACTCCCCAGCCAGCAGTCCATGTCATTTAATAGTAAGATTTTAAACCTATGAAATTCGTTTCAAAGTGGAGAGAGCATAGAATAGTTATGACTCCCTCATACAAGCAGTTAGTTGGATTAAGTTCGGTTTTTGTCCCGGGTAAGGCAATCCAGTTCGTGAATAATGAGTACGTTACGGAAGACAAAGAAGAGATTCAGTTTCTAAGAAATCACAGCGAATTCGGAACGATAATCCATGAAGCTCCTGATGCTAAAGAAGCCCAGAGAAAGCTTGTGGAGATGGCGGAGCAGATTAAGGAAGCTGAAATAGAAGCTGTCCCAGAGGGAAGCGCATCAGAAGATGCGCTGAAGTGTCCAGTGTGTGGATTTGTAGCTAAATCTAAAATTGGTTTGGCAAGCCACATGAAGACACATGCCTAAGAAACAAATCACTGTAACAATAGGCACGCCACATAATGGAGATTTCACAGCAGAATACATCAACTCTTTAATGGGTATGGCTTTCCATGCCTTTACCACAAAAGGAATCGGCGTAAAGCTACATCTCCATGAAGGATGCCTAGTGCATCAAGGAAGAAACAACATAGCGAGTAAATGCTACGACGATTATCTTCTTTTTATAGATTCTGATATGGCTTTTCCCGTAGATGGTCTTAATAAACTTATTGCAGCCAAAAAAGACATTATTGGAGCAGTTTACTATTCTCGCAAATCCCCTAACCTACCGCTTGTTTTCAAAGAGAATGAAGGGAAATACTCAAACTATGAGGACTTCCCAGAGGATAAGGTGTTTGAATGTGATGCCATAGGCACTGGGTTTCTGCTTATCAGCAAGAAAGTCTTAGAGGCTTTTGACAAGGCAATCAATGAAAAGAGATTTCGCCTTCCATTTGATTTCATGCACACAGAACATCACGTTGAGCTTGGAGAAGATATGGCATTTTGCAACAGAGCCAAGCAACTAGGATTCAAGATATACGCAGACCCCACCATTCAAATGGGGCATGTGGGAAAGGATGTTATCACAAGGAATAATTATCTAGCTTGGAAATAATGAATTTCACATCACAGTACGCAGGTCACATAATTTCAATGGGAAACGGAAGATACATCCAGTTCAAAGACAGCATGTACTCAACGGAGGATGAGACCGAGATTGAGTTTCTCTTAAAGCATAGGGAATTCGGAAGCGTTATTAAATCAAGCGATACGATACCAAAAATCAACAAAGAAGAATTACCCCTAATTTCCGTCATAATTCCCAGCAGGATAAATGAGAATATAGACGTAATGCCTTCGCTTTGCAAACAGACATACAAGAATCTTGAAATCATTATAATTTATGACTTTAGGGGAGAAGGAGCGTCTAAAACCAGAAACAGGGGAGTGGAAAAAGCCAGCGGTGAATACATTCTGTTTTGCGACAATGACTTGGAACTTGAACCTGACGCGATTAAAAGCCTTTATATGACCCTTGTCAAATCAAATTCGGGATGGGCTTTTGGCAAATTCAGAATGGACGGAAGAGAATATAATAAAGGCAAAGACCTTAATATACCAAATAATAAATCTTCCCGTGCGTATATTGACTGGTTTGAGTGCATCCCGATTCTTTCACTTATTAAAGCCGAGGCTAAACCAAGATTTGATGAGCAGATGAAAAAGTTCGTTGATTGGGATTTGTGGGTAAGTCTCGATAAAGCAGGCCACAGCCCCGTATTCTGCGATAAAGTTCTATTCACAACTAAAAATAGACCCGGTGGGATTTCTAATTGTTCTCATGAAGTTTCAGTATATTGGAGGAATTATTTATACGCTAAACATAATGTCATGAAAAATAATAAAAAGATTGCCGACATAGTTATTCCTCACCACGACAGGCATGATTTTCTTAAAAAAACTCTGGATAGGCTGGATAACTCGATTTTTAATATCATTGTTGTATCTGGCGGAACGTTTGCCGAAAACAGCAACAAGGGCGCTAGGCTTGCTGAAACGGACAACATTATCATCCTCAATGATGATACGGAAGTTGATAATGATTTGCTTATACGTATGTGCGAAAGACAAGAGGATGTAGTAGGTTGCGCCCAATTCATTCCAAGTTTCAATAAAACCATTCTTGGTATGGGTTGCGGACAAAAGGATGGAAAACCCCGATGGTTTCTTGCCGAGAGCAAGGAGAATGTTTTAATTCTTAATGGTTTTCTTTACCGCTTCAAAAAGAAAGCATGGAAAAAATTGGGTGGATTTAATGAAATGTTCAGGAATGGGGGCGAAGACCAAGACCTTGGAATGAGAGCTGTTGAAATGGGAATGTCTATCGCAAATCTTGATGACGTTGTTGTCCATCATCACAGCCAATCCAAAGGCAGGCATGATTTTGTGTACGAGAATAATCAACTGATGCAGAAACTCTGGCCGATAGAGAGAATCCAAAAAATCTTATAATCATTTAATGTTTCAACTATGATTTTCACTTACGGGGATTTAAAAACTCTCTTTGCTAACAAATACGAACAGACCGCCGCTCCAGCTACTGGCGCGGAGATAAGAAATCTTTTTATCAATCTTGCCGTTCAGAATATCCTTGACCGCAGGAAGTGGAGCTTTGCACTTAAACCTGGAACTGGAACGACTGACGGAACTTCAGGCCTCTCTTTAGCAAGCGACCTTTCAGCGCATGGCATTAAAGATGGCACGTTTAAGATAGCTGGAGAAGTATGGACAAAGATTAACGAGGGCGAAGAAGATTACTATTCAGACGATGCTACAGTTTTTTATATAACAGGGAACAAGTCATCTGGTTTTACCGCTTACTTTCCAAAGTCCGTACCAGCCACAGGACAAGCAGTTACCTATCGCTACTACCAAGACCATACAACATATTCCGATGATGCTGATGTTTGCATTATTCCTAAAGGCGAAGCAGTCGCAGACCTAGCAGTGGGAAGCTATTTTGTATCAGAGGGAGAGAATGAAGATGCCCTACCATTCCTGGAGGCTGCTGAAAATGGAATTGATGAGATGGTTAAACAGGAGAACAGGGGTAAGGCAAGAAGACGCATGATAAGCGCAAATGATTACTACGGGAAGAATATGTATGACCATAAATTAATGTACTAATGAGGAAATTATCACGAAGACCAGCCGAAATACCTAAGAAATATATCTATCAAAATAAATTTGATGGGGGATTAAACCTATTCATTTCTGATGTTCATTTAAAGCCTAACGAATCACCAGACCTTTTAAACTGCCACCCAGAAGAGGATGGAATTATCTCTACTCGCTACGGATATTCTAAATTTGGAAACGCCTCAGGAACACGCACGCGGGGTATGGGATTTTTAAAACTCGATGATGGAACGAAGTATCTTTTAAGAGCCGACGGAACAACTTCTCTTAAAGTCTACAATAAGACAACGACTAACTGGGATGCGGTCTCAGGTTTCACTTATACCGAAGACCTACAGACAGACTTTTGCCAAGCTGGCAACTTAATGTTTATTCAAAACGGTACAGATAGTCTTACTTACTATGACGGTTCAGTTGCAGCAGAACAGACTAATGGTCAAAAAGGAACAGCCTCAATTTACTTTCAAGGTTCGTTAATTACTTGGGGTGATTCATCTAATCCACATAGGCTATATATTTCAGGCACAGGCGCGAATATTGGTGACTTTTCAGCAGGAAATGGAGGACAATATATAGACATTTCAAAATCTGATGGTAACGCTATAACATCATGCGCCAAGAAAGGAAAAGGCTCTAATAATATTCTGCTTATCTATAAGGGAGGGAAAGCAACGTATCAGTTATACTTTGATGAATCAGGGCTTCCAGTAGTCCAGACTGTTTCACCTAATCGTGGGGCTATCTGCCATAGGTCAGTAGACAACATGGAAGATGATGTTGTTATGCTTACAAAGCTTCCAGCAATAATGACGCAAGGTGAAATGTCTGGATTCTTTGACCAGATAAGAACTAATGAGCTTTCATTATTTGTGAATCCAGAGCTTGAAACAGTCAACCAATCACGTCTAGACCAGTCGGCGGCAATTTTTTACAAGCACAGATACTATCTGGCTTATTCAGAATCAGGGCAAACCTACAACAACAAGCTTTTGATGTACGACAAAAGATATAACTCATGGTGGAAGTGGGACAACATCAGAGCCAACTGTTTCATGGTTTATGAGGACGATAATAATGTAGAACACTTTTTGTGGGGTGATGACAATGGAGGGCAGGTTTATGAATTTGATTATTCAAGAAACGATGACGGAGAAGCTATAAACTCATATTTCACAACCAAAGCTTTCAATGCTGATAAATTTGATGTCTTAAAAACTTGGGCTTATGCAGACGCGCTATTTCGCAATGTTCAGGGGACAGTAACTATTCAGATAATCATAGACGGTGAGTTAATAACCCGCGAAGCAACGGTTGGAGTTACGGGAGCTATTGCTGGTATCGGAGCTTCTTTAATTGGTGACTTTATGCTTGGGGATGATGGGACAGATACAGTCACGACCAATGAAAGCGTTACCAGGCCTAAGAGAATAATGGTTCGTGATAAAGCGAGAACAGCCCAAATTAAGGTAGCGACAAACGCAGTTGACAGCTATTTTTCACTTCTTGATGTTTCTCTTGCCTATAAGGAAAAATCCCCAAGAAAATTCAATAGTGCGGATATAATTCGTTCATAAATAATAATATGAAATTAAGAAGTAATGACCTTGATAATCTTTTCTCAACCACTCTTGCAAATGCGATAACGGCAAGCGATTTGACAATTTATCTCAATGCTGTACCAACTAACGCTACAGAAGGTTTTTTAGTGCTTGATACAAATAATGCCACAAAGCGTGAAGTTATTTACTACAATGCTGTTGGAGCCAACTATGTATCTTGCCCAGCTTTAGGAGGACGCGGACAAGCAGGAACTTCAGCGCAATCACACGATGCGGGAGCGGCTGTTAAGCAGAATTTCTTGAGAGAACACTTTAAACCTGTAAGAGATGCTGTTTTCACGGGCTTTGTGGAGCTTAACTATACAGCAACGTACGCTTCATCTTCAACCATAACAATACCGACAGACCTAACAGCCATATTCACAGTAGGGCATAAATTGAAACTGACATTTGCTTCAAGCGGAGCTAAGTTTTTCACCATTCTTTCAAGCTCTTACAGCTCTCCAAATACAACCATAACTCTTTATGGAGATACTGTCCTTGAAGAAACAATTAACAGCATTGAAATGGACGTAAATCCTCAAGCTTATTCTGATAATGACGTTATTGTTTTAAATGAAAAAGGAACTGCTCCTGGTACGCCAGCGAGCGGAAAAGCATATCTGTATCAAAAAGACGATGGAAAGCTTTATCTTAAAAATGATGCTGGTACGGAATCTGCTATCGAGGCTCCGACAAAAATAGCTCCAATAACAACAACTGAAGAATCTTCCGCAACACCCACGATAAACGTTGACAAGACAGATATTCACACCATTACTGCTTTGGCTACGGATATTACTTCATTCACTACAAATCTTTCTGGAACGCCAGTAAACGGGCAAAAACTTATTATCAGAATAAAAGATGATGGCACAGCTAGGGAGATTACTTGGGGAGATTCTTTTGTGTCGAGAGGAGCGACACTTCCAACTACAACAGTATTAGGAAAATATTTATACGTTGGATTTCTATACAATTCTACTGCTTCAGTTTGGGATTGTGTGGCAGTTTCACAAGAAGTCTAATATGGCACAAGACAAATATCAATCTGCTGGAAGTTTTAACTGGGTTTGCCCCGCAGGAGTATATGAAATTCAGGTTGAATGTTGGGGAGGTGGAGGAAACGGAGAAAAACATGCTTCTGCTTATGGAGGCGGAGGAGGGGCTTATGCAAAATTACTTGCATATCCTGTTGTTCCAGGCATCAGCTATTCAGTTGTTGTTGGTGGAACTGCTAGTGATTCTTACTTTGTCAAAACAAGCACTTGTCTCGCCAAAGGTGGAACATCTGGAACATCAAGTGGACATGGTACTGGAGGGCAGGCTTCTTCTTGTGTTGGAGATGTGAAATATTCTGGCGGTAACGGAGGAAATGGATACACAGGGAGACCTGACAATGGAGGGTCTGGGGGCGGAGGAGGAGCTGCTGGTCCAGATGGTGCTGGTAATAATGGTGGAAATGCTAATTCTACAGCTGGAGCAGCTGGTGGTTCTGGAGATGCTGGTAATGGTGGAGCAGGAGGAGGAGCTGGGGCGACAGGAAAAACGAGTGAACTAGGTGGTGGAGGTGGCGGAGGAGGAGATAATAATGGTAGTGGTGGAAGTGGTGGATTATATGGTGCTGGTGGTGGAGGAGGAGAAGCTGGAGCAGGTTCAGGAAGAAATGGACAAGTGATTATTACATACACCCCTGATTTTTCCAAGATGTTTCAAATGTTCTAGCTTATCAGGCTATAGCAAACAGCAAATAAACCAAGACATACGTGGATTGCCACGAACGGATAAACTAAACACTTAATGACGCGAGCGGTTGACTTCAAAATAAACGAAATAGTCCTCCTAGTAATTCTCATATAATCAATTTAACTTATTATATTTACTTAATAAACTAATTACTAAAATTTGTCAAGTATTTGACAGCAAAATGTATGGCAAGTGTATATGATTACGCAAAATCGGCATTAAAAAACACAGTTAAATACGGAAGTAAAGTAGCATCAAAGGTTGCTTTGCCTGCAACAATAGCTTATGGGCTATTAAAACCAACTAATCTTGCAGATGATGCTAAATATCTTTTAGGCAATACCGCTCAAGCAGCAGGCTTGGATGAGTATGGAAATTCGGTACTCGAAAAACAGTTAGAGCAAAATAAGAAATTAGGCTCATCTAATAATTCTTCAAAATCTAGTGGTTACTCTATAGGCTCATCTAATAATTCTTCAAAATCTAGTGGTTACTCTATAGGCTCATCGGGTAGTGCAAATTCCGTTGCAAGCAACATCCTAAAAAATGACCCCTATAAAGACCTTAAAAAGATTGCCGATAAGCAGAAAGAGGCTGAAGAAGAACGCCTTAAACAGATGAAGAAATCTTATAATACCCGTTATGACCAGCTTTCTGAAATGATTGAATCAAGAAGACCAGAAGCTGAATCAGACAGAAACGCTGCTATTGAATCTATCAATGCAGAGCTTGCCAATCTTATCCAGAAAGGCGAAATCTCAAAACAAGATACTAATGCATACTATGACCAAAGCAAATCAGAACTCCAAACAGCACATGAAAATTCAGTCAAAGAACTTTCGAGAATCTTTCAATCAAGGAACGCAACGGACAGTTCATACTTCATGGAGAAGCTTCAGCAGAGCCAAAGTCAATTTGAAAAGACTCTTGCAAATCTCGGTGGAGAGCAGGCACGCCAGATTGCAAAACTTGACGCTGACATGACATATTACCAGCAACAGTCTATCTCTAAGAAAGCCGAGATTGAAAAAGCATATAATGAAACAATCAGGGCTATCAATGAAGACCTTACAAAAACTTCATGGGAAAAAGAAGACGCTATCAATCAGCTTGACAGCGAATTCAGCAATAAGATGAGTGCTATTGACGATAGAATACTTCAATACTCCTTACAGCAACAGCAATTTAGGGCTGAAGTTGAAAAGTGGGCTTATGACCAATCATTCAAAGAAAGGCAATGGGCTGCTGATTACGCATTAGAACAAGCCAAACAAAACGAACAATACAAGACATCGCAAGGTGAAAGCATTCTTGATGTCCTTTCACGTTCCAAAGGTATAGATGGTTATTCAGACCCCGATGAATACGCACGCCTAAGAAGTGAATCAAAACTTTCAGCAGACCAGTTCGACAAAAAATATAGTTATCTGCTTTCTAGTGATGGCAAAAAGCGCTTGGGGCTTAAAGATAGCGGTGCTATTAGTGGTTTAGATTTTGATGAAATATAATCTATGTCTGAATGGCTTAAAAAGAAAAAGGAACAAGTAAAACGGTTCCTCTTAAAAGATAGGGGTGTTTCACTTCCAGACCCAGTTAAAACCACTAAGCCAGTAATGGATAAGTTGGCTGGTATAAATACACGCCCAATTTCATCAAAGGCTAAAACAACAGTTGGAAAGATTGCTGGCGGTATCGTGGAAACTCCTTTTACTTTTCTCACGTCTGTTCCAAAATTCTATGGACAGACGATGAATGATATTACCTCTGGAAAGATTAAGACTAAACAGGGACAGAAAAAGACCGCGGGACTTGCTCTTGAAACAGCTCTTGATACAGCTTCCGTAGGATTATTCGGAAAGGCTAAAGCATTTGCTAAAGGAGCAAAACCAGCTTCTCAAACACTTGTTAGTCTTATCAGGAAAAGCGCAAAGAAAGGGGCAAAGATAGGAACTGGATATGGAGCAGGATATGGACTTTCACAGGGATTGCAGGAGAACAGAGATACGAAAAGTTTAATTAGTTCAACATTAAAGAGCGGAGTTATTGGCGGAATAACTGGAGGAGGTTTAGGATGGGGCGTTCCAAGTGGTTCAGCCCTCTTTAAAGCTGGAAAACATGACTTAAATGTTAAACTTGGGAAGAGTTATGGAAAGCCAAAAATAGTACCCGGGTTTGAGAGAATAAATGGCAAGCTTTTTTACGGTCGTAGGGTTGACCCTAATACTCCCCAATTTAAAAAGACGTTAAAAGACGTTACTAGCACAATTCCAAGACCTGGAATGTCCCTTGAAACAGTTAAAGGTAAGGGTAGAATTCCAGTTAGAGATGTAAGGAAATTTTCAAACGACCCACTACACAAAGAAGCCCGTAAATATAAGAGTGCAGAGGAGTTTGTG